ACATTGTGGAGCTCTTCTAGCTCGTATCCGTTCTGTACCTTTACAAAAACTTCGCCGTTTACTTGCTGATCACGAGTCACTACACCTAAAAATACCAAGTGAGCTGGTGCTACTGGCTTATTAGCAAGTCCATAAATAAAAGCACCGTCAACTCCTAACCAAATAGGGTCACCAACGGAAGCGGATGAAGTGTCTAGCCCAGGCAGCAAGCCTTCAGCGACTACATAGCCCTCGCCATTATTTGCTAGTTCTTGAGCCAGTAAACCTAGGGTTTTTGATGACCCTGCTTCGGTTGCGTTAGTTGAGAGCGTGACTTTAATTACAGTGCTACTGTTTCCTCCGTTTAGTGCGATACTAACTGGAGTACCGATTGGGAGGGTGGTACCGCTAATGTTCTTAATATAGTGGCGAATCTCGGATGTATAGTTGTTGATCCATTCAGTGTTATAATCGACTTCATCAATCTTTGCAAGAATTTGACCAGTAGTTCCGCCAGCTGCTACTCCAGGACCGGTTGGTCCGGTTGAGCCCTGAGCACCGGTTGGTCCGGTTGGGCCAGCCGCTCCTGTGGGACCGATGCCTTCGATACCTTCGATGCTAGTGTCTAGCCACAGGATATCAGTATCTAGTGGCGCTGTATCTTGCGCTACTATTCCTTCTGGACCGGTTGCTCCAGTCGCCCCCTGAGGGCCTGTAGTGCCTGTCGCACCGGTTGCTCCAGTAGTACCCTGAACGCCTTGCTCGCCCTGAGGTCCAGTTGGTCCAGTGTCGCCGGTAGGGCCAGTAGCGCCAGTAGGCCCTACATCTCCCTGAATGCCTTCAATACCCTGCTGCCCCTGAACACCCTGTGGTCCGGTTGGGCCAATATCCCCGTGAGCGCCAGTCGGACCAACGGCACCCTGAGGACCAGTCTCTCCTACTTCGCCTTGCTCGCCCTGAGGTCCAGTCGCGCCTGTAGGTCCAACTTCACCCTGGGGTCCGGTCGGGCCGGTATCTCCTACGAGACCCTGACCTCCCGTCGGTCCCGTAGGACCTACATCACCCTGCGCCCCTGTTGCCCCCTGTGGGCCAGTTGCGCCTTGAATACCCTGGATACCTTGAAGCCCCTGATCACCTTGTACACCCTGAACGCCTTGCTCGCCCTGAGGTCCGGTTGCTCCGGTAGCTCCATGAGGACCGGTAGCCCCGGTTGGCCCTTGCGAGCCAGTCGCCCCTTGTGATCCTGTAGGTCCGGTAACATTTGAAGCTGGTCCAGTTGGTCCAGTAGGGCCAGCAACCAATTCAGTTGCTCGTGCCTCCCAGCGAGCTCCGTCCCAAATCCACGAGCTATCACCGTAGGAGTAAACTTCTCCATTAGTAGGGGAGCTTGGAAAATTAATAGCCATTAGACAGTTCCTCCGTCAATTACTGTAAGCGCACTAGGGTCTGCCCACTGGTAGTCATAGTCGTCAGACGATGCTTTAGTCAGTATTTGATTTATAGTACCACCCGTAGGTAGACCTGCACCAGTTGGACCTGTTGGCCCTTGAATACCCTGTGCGCCAGTAGGCCCTGTAGGGCCTTGATTGCCAGTTTCTCCGGTTGGTCCAGTTACTCCTTGAACACCCTGAAGCCCCTGAGGTCCGGTTGGGCCGGTAGGTCCAACTTCACCCTGAGGACCAGTGGCTCCTTGAATACCTTGAACACCCTGAGGGCCAGTTGCACCCTGGACTCCTTGTTCGCCCTGAGGTCCGGTTGGTCCGGTTGGTCCCGTTGGACCGATGCCTCCGGTTGCGCCAGTTGGACCAGTTACGTTAGAGTCTGCTCCAGTTGCACCGGTTGGGCCGGTAGGTCCAACTTCACCCTGAGGACCAGTGGCTCCTTGAATACCTTGAACACCCTGAGGGCCAGTTGCACCCTGGACTCCTTGTTCGCCAGTTGCTCCAGTTGGGCCAGTGCCGCCCTGAGGGCCAGTTGCGCCAGTAGCTCCAGTCAATCCTGTGGCCCCGGTTGCACCAGTTGCACCAGTTGCACCAGTCGCGCCAGTCGCGCCAACCTTATTTGCAGTTATCTCTACCCAGTACGAGTCATAAAAAACAAACGTCTGCCCTGAAGCTGAATCAAACCAAACGTCTCCCTCTACGGGATTCTCTGGGGATAGCTCGGACACTTCGTAAACACCATGAGCACCAGTCGGTCCGGTTGGGCCTGTAGGCCCCACCTCGCCCTGAGGACCAACAATTTGACCAACATTATCCCAGCCGGTGCCGTTCCATACGTAAAGATCTCCGTTGGAGTTTACGATGTACGCATCGTTTACACTTAAATCGTTTGTCGGTAGGTCAGCTACTTCTTCTACTGAACCAGCAAAGTGAATAGACGTACCCTGGGATCCGGTAGGGCCAATGGCTCCAGTGGGTCCCTGAATACCTTGCGCTCCAGTAGGGCCTGTCGGCCCTGCTTGCCCAGTGAGGCCCGTATCTCCGGGAACACCTTGTGAACCAGTTGCTCCTGTAGCACCAGTTGCTCCTGTAGCACCTGTCAACCCCTGTACGCCTGTGGGACCTTGTGGACCAGTTGCTCCTTGAATGCCTTGGATACCCTGGATACCTTGAATACCTTGTACACCCTGAATACCGGTTTGACCCTGAGAACCAGTTGCACCAGTAGGACCTACCTGACCAGTAAGTCCTGCATCACCCTTAGCGCCTGTAGGTCCAGTGGCACCCGCTGGCCCAGCTACCGTGCTATCTGCACCGGCTGCACCAGTTGCTCCAGTGGGGCCAACTGCACCAGTAGCACCAGTAGCACCAGTTGCGCCCTGCACACCCTGAGCGCCGGTTGGCCCAGTGGCACCTTGAATGCCTTGCGGGCCGGTGACACCTTGGATGCCTTGAGCACCTGTAGGGCCTTGAGAACCGGTAGGTCCAACTAAACCAGTGAGACCTGTATCGCCCTGCACACCCTGAGGGCCAGTGGCACCTGTTGCACCAGTCGCACCCTGAGGGCCAGTGGCACCTTGGATACCTTGAGGACCAGTCGCTCCCTGGACACCTTGGATACCTTGTGAGCCAGTGGCACCAATCGGCCCTTGAGCACCTGTAGGACCCTGTTCACCTTGTAAACCTTGTTCACCCTGGATACCCTGCGCACCCTGAGGTCCGGTTGGTCCCTGTGGTCCGGTTGGGCCGGTTACCGTGCTTGCTGCACCAGTTGCACCAGTTGCACCTGTCGGGCCTTGAGGGCCGGTTGGGCCTTGTGTACCTGTAGGGCCAGTAGGGCCACCCGCTGGACCGGGAGCGCCGGTTGGACCGGCTGGTCCCTGAACACCAACGCTTTTGACCTCTAAGTATGCAAAGTTATCTGATAGCACTATCTAGTTACCTCCGGACGGACTGTCAGATTGCCCTGAATAATCTTGGTGACTATTCCGGTAGCAGTTTCCTCTAACTCTAAGTCATAGGCGTAACTAGTCGGATTAAGTGCGGCAGTCTGAGCTGGAGTTCCGATAATTAGAACTGTTCCAGCGGTTGGGTTGAGCTCGATTCCGCCATTTTCTGTAGTTAGCAGTAAAACAACGGTAGTAGAGGAGGATTTTTCACGAACCTGCATACGAGCGGTGTATCCAGCAACAGATATTGGCTTCTTAGCCGAGTTTTTGATAGCTAGAGAGCGCAGTAGGGTAGCACCTTGATCGACAATAATGTCGTAATAATTGGTGGTAGCACAATGCACGGAAAATCCTCTGAGAAACGGCCTATTTCTCTTTATATTTTACCCTACTACAGCACGTCTGATTGAGTTGCAGCATAGTGGATTAGGGTATATTAATAAACACCCTTGCGCCACTGCTCCTGCTGAAGCTTCTGTTCCTCGCGGACCTTCTCGATCTCGGCTTCCCATTCTGCCAAGCGCTCTTCAGAATATTCTGACTCGGCGTAATCCCAGAATGCACCGATTGTGTGTCGAGTCCCGGACTCCACTGGCTTAACTTGGTGAACGTTTAAAATCCCACCAGGGAAGGTAATTAGCTGTCCCGCCTTAGGTTTGATAGTCAGTTCATGATCGCGAAAATCTAACTCTCCGCCTTCGTAACTATCGTTGATATACAGCAAACACACGAGCTTGCTTTTCTCCCAGGCGGAAGGATTTCCGTCCATGTCGGTGTTGTCGGAGTGGAATGGTGCAAAAGCGCCAACTTCCCACTTCTGAGCGTGGCTTGATACTGATTTTACTGGACGCCCGTGAGCGTTCTCTACATGCTCCTGTAGTCTGGTGACTAGTTTACCTAGGTAGTCTCTAGGTAGTCCATATTCCTCTAGCTTAGGGTCGTCTACGAGCAGGCTCATTCCGTATGACTCGTAAAACGCAGACATACTCCACGGGTGCCCCTCATCTTCGAAGTAGGCGATAATTCTCTGCTGATCCTCTACAGGGATGAAATCGTCATAGTGGATGATATCTTCCTTGAAGTATCCCTTATTCTCAAACGCCATCGGTGATCTCTCCTGTATAGCCGGTGTTGATTAAAAAACGCTCATGATTAAAGCGCTGGTTGTCTTTAGAAAATAGTTTAGCAAACCTATAGACAAGTTGGTTATAAGACTCTTCTGAAATGTTGTTTTTACAGTCTAAAAAAATCTCGGCAGCTGTGTTGTAGTCATCTCTAACAAACACGCATTCGCCACCACGTGGACGTTGTAGTACTTTTTCGTGAACTTTACCAGTAGGCTCATATAGGGTCACAGTTAAAAAATCTTTTGCAAAACCCCAGTCGATATAGTTCCCGTACCCGGCGGCAGCGGACACCGCATCACCGTAAAAGTAGATAGATCTAGCCGGGAACTCGCCGTCTCTCGCAATAGCAAGCAGATACGAATCAGCAGACTTATCTAATACCCTGGCCTTAAAATCTTCCAGTAGGTTTTTGTGGGCTGGTCTTAGCTCTTCATTCATATTTTATCCAAACTGTCATAAAGATCGTTGGTGTAGTTTTTAGGCCTTACTACTATACCGGTAATTATCCGTTGACCAAATCCGAACCCGCCCATGACGGCATGGTACATCCTGAAAAGATCAACGATCAGTAGATCTCCTTCTTGCCACCTCTGAGAATATCTAATATCTTGGTCGCTTAGCAATCGAGCTTTTATCGCTGTCATGATATTTTCAAATGTCTCTACTTGGTTCACGGTCGGGTGGGAGCCTGCCCAGAGCTCTAGCTTTGGCATAGAAATACACCCCTGATCAGTCTCCACCCTGAGTGTAGGTCTACCTGTTATCGGATGATCTGACACTGCCGGGGTAAAGAATGGTCCCGATCCGCTAGATAATGGCTTGTTCCAAGACACTACCGATTGTGATAGAAACTCTTTATCTGAATCAGTAAGCGAATCGAATAGGCCTGTAGAGTCTACAAATCTCGTATTTCCAGACTTCGAGTCTGCAGTAAATGTGGTCATACTCCACAGCCCTGCCAGTACGGGATCTACGTAATAGACCTGCTCTATGTGCCAATCTAGCACGTACTCTTCTCTAGTTTGGTTGTAGTCTCTCCCCTGGATGTCGGAATGTCCTCCATAATATATAGCGCTGCTCAGGGTGTCGCTACTAGCGTCCGAGCAAACATTCCAAGAGAACTCGTCCCCTAGAATCTTAGCCGTAGCGAGCTGCTCTTCTGTAGAGAATTTATGACCCCTTAAGAGCACTATCCCCTCTTCTGCGAACAGCCTAGCGATATCATCTATGTTGGAAATCGCATCCGCTAAAGAGGACACTGGAACTATATCTATAGCAGGCATTGATTAGTGCTCCACTTCGCCCCACTGGTGGAGGGTTCCACTATCTAGTCGCTCGTAGTACTCGACTAGAGACCGCTTAGGTGCTCCTGGTACTGACCTAAAGTAGTGAGTTTTAGGGTTACTTGATAGTCGACACTCTTCTAGCACTTCCCACTCTTGTCCGTATTTCTCTTTAAGTGAGTGCCAGTCAGGGGACCCGCCGTAGTTATGTAGCCAATAGAGTCTTATTATGTACTTATGCCCACTATAGATATTATTTACACCATGATAGTAGGGTGCCGTGGATGGGAAAAGTATTACGTCGCCCTTCTCTGGCTTAAACGATACTAATTTAGTGTCAGACGGGTTATCTCCTACTATCGTAAACTGTATCTCGCCGCCCTCATAGTCGTCATTAGGGTAAAATACACAAGTCAGCCCGAACTGATCTCCCGGTGTTTCAGCCCTCTCTTCTTGAAAATCAGTATGAAACTCCATAGCTGATTCTTTTTCTACAGGCGTTGGGGTGTATTTTGCGATATTCCAGGTTCTGCAGATCCAGCTATTTTTAACATAGTCATATTTATCTATGTATATTTTAGAAATATCATAAAAAATCTCTGCTATACGCTTTTTATACTCGTCAGCCTGTGATTCAACCATTTTCAAATGCCACTCATCATGCCCCGGAAAGTGGTCCCACTCGAAAGCTGGCCCTTCGTCAGTTACATGCGTGCCATATGTAAACCAACTACTCCACTTGGAGTTTTGCTCGTAAAAATCTATAAGCTCATCCGAGCAATCTAGAGCGCCTTTAAAGACTAAAATGCGAGGAAATATCTCCTCTACAATATAGCCATCTTCGTTAGTTATCATCTACGTCAGTATTCTAGTTAGTAGCTAGATGGTTGAACCGGCTCGTAGGCAGATCCAGCATTGTACTTTTCTCTAGAAGCTTGGTCACTAGGATCGAACTCTTCGATGAAAACAAATCCAGGAAAAATGTACTTATCACCGGAGATCATGGTGTGGACCCGGTGCATGAATGGGTGGGTTGATGGAAAGATCAAAGCCGATCCAGCCTTCGGCTTTAGCCAAAAGTCAATCCTACCCTCGTTATCCGGGTCATTGACGTCGTCTAGCGGCTTTAAGTGGGAGAATTTAGTGTCGCGAAGATCGTAGTCACGCACAGCGAACGAGATCTCTCCACCCTCATAATCCTCATTCAAATACAGAACGATGGAGTATTTTAGAGTCCTGTCTCCAGCCTGCGCATCGAAGTGGGCACCCATGGCGCAGCCTGGACGGTACTTCATAACACCAGTGAATGGTGACAAATTAGGCTTACCTTCAAAGCCTCGGTCTCTATAGTATGCCGTAGCTACATCTTCGACAGCAGATTTAATAGCAGTAACTACTCTCTCTACATCGGCTTTTCTAGGGGAGTCTAGGTCCGATAGCTTGGAGGGGTCGAAGTCTTTTTTTCCGCCAAAAGCATGGCCATCAGCGCTGTTTGATAGCCACTTACCCCACCCAGGGATGACTGGGTGCGTAGATTCGTCTGAATCTAGCTCTTCGATCAACGTTACCAGCTGCTCTGAGTTTTCAATTACATCTTGATAATAAAAAACCTGCTCGTGTAGTTTTTCTGCTAAAAACATTGTTTATACCTGTCTATTAATATTAACTAGTCTAGTGCGCTTTTGGGGAGTAGTACTAAGATGTTTGTTACGTATTTTGTACCGCTAATCATCGGTACTGAGTAGTGGAAATAGGATGAGGGGAAAACTATTACGCTGCCCGGGGTTGGTTTCACGGAGACCGCTAGATCTCGAAAACCTAGGTCCCCGCCTTCATAATCATCGTTAAAGTACATAGATGCAGTAAAAGCTACGGGATCCTCTTTCTCCCAGTCTGGGTGCGGTCCTAAGCCCTCTCCTATGAAGTACTTTTTTATAGCTATGTGTTCTGGGCGTACGCTTTGAGGAGATTGAAAGTAAGAAATCTCCACCTCGTCGTCGAGACCTAGGTACCTGAAATACTCTCTAATACAGTGGTTAACTGTTTCGTAGAAGTTTTCCAAAAAAGTAGAAGCTTTTTCTTTAACTAACTCGTCTGTCTCCAACTCTAGACGTGCTTCTGTGAACTCTTTTAGTTCTCCGTACTGAGTGTTACTAGGGTTCCTATTAGCATGCCAAGGGATCCAATCTCCGGCCGTTGCGCTAGCTTGATTCTCTAATAGTTGAATAGCGCCCGCTGGATCCGGTAGTGCATTCGGAAAATGTAGGACCTTGTCAGCAACTACTTCGTAGTTGTTTGACATTATGACTGCTCATCTCCCCTGTGTTTTACAATAGTCCAAAAGAACGGGCTAACGTAGCGAATACCTGACTCGATCTTGGTCACACCGTGAATATAGTTCATGTCGCCGGGGAAGAAATAGGCAGCACCGCGTTTAGGCTTAAATTGGATACCCTGCTCCGGGAAGTATAGCTCGCCGCCCTGGTAGTCGTCATTTAAGTAGAAAAGCCCGGCAATATCGTAGTAAGGAAAATCGTTAGGCTTACCGCGCTGGTCACCCTCGTGTAGCTCTTTGTCCGCGTGCGGGTTCTGGAACTGCCCTGGAAGCCAGCGGACTAGGGCTGGGCTAGTTGCCCTAGCGTCTACGTTAAAAAATTTGTCTACCTCTACCTTTAGACGCTCTTGCATACCCTTAATAACCTCTACTACATCAGGATTAACTAGACGCAGGGTAGGCTCGGTAGCTACTCGGTTCTCCCAGTACGATGCGTCGTAGATGCACACACCGTCTTCGTTATAGTGTGACTCGGTGTAGTCCCACGAGTCGTTTTCTCTAGCGAACTTATCCATGAACTCCAGCTCTTCAGCTGTCATAAAGTTTTCTAGAGATACGATATTTTCCGGCGAGCTGCCAAAAAATCCTGATGGCGTAATAGATACAGGACGTGACGGATCTATATTTTCGTTAGTTGGTTCCATAATAATATCCTATCATTGATCATACTTACGCCGTGTCCAGACATTCTTCTGGTACACGCCTCCATCGGGGATTCGGTACTTAGCGCTATTGTCGTTATTTGCCTTAGCCATGGCCTCGTACTGAAAAGTATCATCCACTACGGACGACCAGTCTTCTCTCTTGAACGGTATCAACTGAGCATAAGGTGTTCCAGCTGGAAGAACTCCGGTCCAACCCTTAACCAAGAAAAATGGAATAGTCCCAGGTAAGTTGACCTTGTCGTTATCTATAATCCCTGCGGTAGTGATAAACGGTAGATCGAACCTATTAAGCGGTGTAGTGTACAGGACGCTATAGCCTTCCGGCACCTTTACAGCCCAATCCGACCACCAAGCGAAGTGCTCGTCTCTAAATCCAGGCGGAGTTACGAAGCCCGGCATAGGCGGTCTAAAGCTGACAAAGTCTTTGTTTATTTGATCGGTGACTCGGCATGCAATTACCCCGCTCGAGTCTTCGTAGAACTCGATATCACAAGGGGTGCGGAAAACATATCCTGTAATCATTAGATCGAATACTGCCGGACAAGCTTTCCAGGTAGGGATTTTGCCCCCGTCGTGCGGGCTGATCCAGTAATCCTGAGTGTATGGGTTTACAGCAAATCGGTCACCTTTACGGTACCACTCAGGGATCCACTTAGAAGTAGGCTGAGGTACCGAGTGACTGTCTTTAGTCAGCCATGGTCGGTTCCTAATAAATTTAATTATCTGGGACTTCAATTGTCGCTCCTGTCGCTGGGCACTTTACTGTCTTAAGTCGTATTGATTTGGTTTCGTGCTTACCTATCACTTCACCCTTATAGTTAAGAGCTTCTCTATACATTCTGGACCAGTCGCCAACATTATTCTTTATTTCTACTATGTCACCGTATTTACGTACCTCGGTCCAGTAATCGTCTCCTGGGTATTCGTCGCTTACCGATATCTGGTATCCGGACTCCAACCCTGAAATAGAGATAGGGAGAATGGCAGCTATTGGAGTCCCCGCTGGAATAACTATTTCGATATTGGGCTCGGTAACTCTCCAGGCTAGTGGCAGGTCGTGTATGTAAAATGATGTACTGATTAGAGTTGTGTAACTCTGAACTCCTCTAATAAATTGATTAGGGACCGGCATAGCCAGCATAGAAGTGTCTTGATCTGTTCTAAAAATTAGCCCGCTAATAAAACTTATAGTAGCGTTACCTCTACCGGTGGTTACATACTCTTCGCCTTCTAAAATTTTTATGTGATCGGGGGTGGTGTCAGTGATCCCATCCCAGATAAACCTGATGTCTTTAGGATACGATATGCCCCATCCTAGGCGGTTGGTTAAAGTTACCGGTACACACATGTAGGCGTGCTTATCCCCGGTCTCTTCCATCCAGTCGCGCTTAACTTGCAGCTGCTCGATGTTAGCAGCATGCGGGAACATCTTAGTTACAGTTATGTTCTTCACTAGTTTCCGGTTTCTGCATAAAACTGTGGGTTGTGGAATTTCTCGGAGTAGTCGAGCATCGTAACCATAGAGTACTTTACTCCTGACTTTACTGGCATTGCCCTGTGAGGGTACATAAAGTTTGACGGAAAGATGTAGGTCTCCCCCGCCTTAGCTTTTATAGTAGCGTTTTGTAGTCGGAAGTATAGCTCGCCACCCTCGTAGTCATCGTTTGGGAAGCTCACCAACGAGACCACGCAGTTATATGAGTAGCCGTGATCGTGGTGCTCCTGGAAGTGCTGACCCTCTCCGTAGCGAATATAGTTAGTGGCTTCCCAGTAGCGAAGTTCTCCGATGTTATAGCGTCGGGTGTAGTCTTTAACTACCTGCATCTGACGGAATACTGTATCGTCGGCTAGCTGGTGGAGGGTTAAACCTGACGGTGAAGTATCTTGAATAATATCTGATTTCTTGTATTTGAAATCTACGCAGTCACGATATTCAGGCATTTTCATAGCGTAACCAACCATGGCCTCTTGGTACGTATACTGATTACCCTCGTCAAGTAGGACTGACTCTAGGCGCTCAATAATATTCATATCTTTAGGTAGAACATCTCTATACACCCAGATGCCTGATCCTGGTACTACTTCTTCAGCTGAACTCCAAGTTTTTTCTTCAACGGTGTACCAGTTTCGCAGGCGATCCTCTAATAGAGCCTGCTCGGCTTTGCCCTGGCTTTCGTCGTACTCTGGCACTTTAACTTCCATTAGTATTTCAACTCATATTCCTGTACCGTCTGGGGTACTCTCTGGTTTACATTGTCTCTATCGTTGTAGTCGCTCATTATGACTACAGCATACTTGGTACCGCTAATCATATCCTGAGAAGCGTGTTCGTAGATATAGGTAGAAGGAAACACTACTATATCTCCGGTTTTAGGCTTAATGGATAGATTATCCATTCTAGGGAACCATATGTCGCCGCCCTCGTAGTCATCGTTGAGGTATACAACTATAGAGACCGTGGTTACGTACGTAGGACCGTGGTCAGCGTGGATTTTAAAGTGTGTTCCAGCGCCCTCGTACTTTACAAAATTAAAAGCTTCGTACGACTGAATACCTACCCCCCAGAGGCGTCCGTAGTCGTCTACGCAGGTGCGAACAGCTTGAAAGATTTCCTCATGCATGTCATATAGGTCTGAGTTTTCTGCAGTCCTAGGACCTAGCCCCTTTGAAGAAAACTTAAAATCTTTAGCATTTCTTGCAGAAAAATCTGTCTCTTCCGAAGAGACTACCTTAGCCTCGCTCCACTTATACTGTGTCGAACCGTCTAGCTTTGTTTCTAAGGTGTTAATAAATTTTTTACAAGCTAAATCTGATAGCGCGTTGCTATACACGTTTATGCCGAGCGCTGGGTTTGATACTTGTATAGAGCCTACGGTCCTAGTTGCTAGTCTATTGCTAGCTGTCTCTGACCTATCTTTAGTGAACCAGTCATTTATCGGTCTCATATGACGATGATACCACTGTTGATTACTTTTTCTAACTAAAACGCGTATAAAAAAAGGATAGACGCTAGGTCTATCCTTTTCTTATTCGCCTACTACTCGAAAATAACTCCTCCACCAAAACGCGGTGGGAAGTGCGGTGGGAAGAACGGTGGGAAGAACGGGAAGAACGGTGGGAAGAACGGTGGGAAGAACGGTGGGAAGAACGGTGGGAAGAACGGTGGGAAGAACGGTGGGAAGAACGGGAAGAACGGTGGGAAGAACGGTGGGAAGAACGGGAAGTAAGGAGGGAAGAACGGTGGGAAGAACGGGAAGAACGGTGGGAAGAACGGTGGGAAGAACGGTGGGAAGAACGGTGGGGTGGTAGAGATGCTGTTCGAATAAGCTGACCATGCGCCAGCTCCGTTAGCATTCACAGCGCGGACCTTGTATGTCTGAGATGTTCCACCCTCTTGGGTGATAGTTGCCGGGCTGGTTGGCGATGATCCTGACTTAGCATCGGTACTCTCCCAGTTGTAGGTAGAGATAGCTTTTCCACCGGTTGCTGGTGGAGACCATGCCAATGAGTCTTGGTTTGCTACTGGGCTAGTTGCTGTAGGTGTGCCTACTGCATCCGGGACTGTAGTGATAGTTACTGGGGATGATGCGGTAGATGCATCCGATGGGCCTACTGCGTTAGAAGCGACTACTTTAAATGTGTAAGCAGTGTTTGAGTCAAGGCCACCAATTACGAGCGGGGAGCTAGACCCGGTGCCACCTGTAGCTGTAGAATCTAGCACGCCAGCTTTGTATGCTGTTACTGTGTAGCTAGTAGCGGCGGGGGAGCCTGAAGGTAGCTCGAACGCAACGCTAGCAGCACCGTCATTAAATGCGCGTGCAGTACCTACGTCAGTGCCTACAACATTTATAGGCGCCTGAGGCTGCAGAAAGTCGTTCTGAGACTGTGAATGTCTACCGGCTCTTTTACTCATAGTAAGTTATTCTACCCTATCCCTAGGCCATCAAGTCGCCGTAAACAACCCATGTATTTGCGGCTCGCTTCATCAGTGTAGCAGATGACCACTGGGTGCGTAGCTTTAGACCAGGGGTTGCATTTACTGTAGTTGTTCCGGGGGTTGCAGCTGCAATAGTTACTTGACCTGCTCCTGTCTGCAAAATATCTAGAGTTGTACCTACAGGATAGTTTACTGATGCATCGGTTGGGATGCTCAGTGTGACGCCGGTAGAGCTATTAATCTCGATCAGGGTATCGCGCTCCGCTAGAGATGAGAGTGTGTAAGCTGCTGTTTTCTGCGAGATGGTGGTAATTGACGGAACACCAGCTTTTGTCTGAGTCGCATCAGTGAAAGCAATTCCGCTAGCTGAGACTGTAGTTGTGCCAGTAAAGGTTGCGTTTGCTAGAGGGGCATAGGTGGTAGCAGCTGTCGAGCTAGCAAGCTTGGCATCCAGCTGAGTCTGTACAGCAGAAGTCACGCCGTCCAAGTAGCCTAGCTCTGTAGCTGAAACATTGCCGATGCTTGTTGTAGAAGGTAGAGCTATGGTTCCGGTAAATGTAGCGTTAGCTAGAGGAGCCTTAGTGTCCAGCTGAGTCTGTACAGCGGAAGTTACACCGTTCAAATACTGTAGCTCTGTGTTAGAGACGTCGCCAATAGTTGCTGAAGCTGCTTCGAATGCTCCGACGGCCAAAGCGTCCAGGGATCCTTGAGTGAAATTAACCGTAGTTGTTGGCTCGTCAATTACACCCTTGAAAAGCTTCCACTTGCTGTCTGACGAGTCACGAACTAGACCTGCGTGCTGATATGTACCATCGTTGAAGCTGGCAACCATACCTAGGTCAGATGAGTTGGTGCTGTTTCCCTCACCGATGTAGATTAGAGGGTCTGTGATGCTTAGATCTGTAGCGTTTACGGTGGTAGTTGTTCCGTTTACAGTGAAGTCACCCGAAATAATAAGGTCTCCACCGATGTACGCACTATCTCCGGTTCCTAGACCACCGGTAATTACTAGTGCACCAGTGGTAGTGCTGCTAGAGGCGGTGTTAGATGAAATAACTACATCTCCGGTGAAAGTATCGCCAGAAAGATCTGCCTTAGCGTTCAGCTGAGTTTGAATAGCGCTAGTTACACCATCAACATACCCGAGTTCAGTTGCTGAAACGTTTCCGATAGAGGTGGTTGCTGGGAGCACCACCGTGCCAGTTAGAGTTGCATTAGCTAGAGGAGCTTTAGCATCAATCTGAGACTGAATTGCAGAGGTTACGCCATCAACATAGTTAAGTTCTGTTGTTGTAGCAGTGACCCCATCAAGAAGGTTCAGCTCTGCAGCAGAAGCAGTCACATCGCTGATGTCTGCAGCCACGATTGTGATGCTATTATCTGCCGTATTAATTGTTTTGTTAGTTAAAGTTTGAGCACCAGAATTTGTAGTAACGTTTCCATCTATCTCGATGGCTCCGGATAGGTTGAACTGCAGTCCAGTGCTGACTGAGGCAGAAACAGCGCCACTAGTATCATTATAGGTAAGACCATCGCCAACGCTTAGTCCGACAGCATCCTGTGCGCGCTCGTCTGTGTAGTAGAGGTTAGTGCCTTCTGCAACTGCAGACGTAGTAAGCGCTCCGATTTCGGAATCAGTGTAGCCGTTAGCTGTAGTCACAGCCGCGTCTGCTTTTGCTTGAGCCCCAGTCTGAGTTTCTAGCTCAGTAGTGTCAGCAATGCCGTGCACGCTAGTGGTGTCAGAAGCGTGAGAAGACAGATCACTTGATGCAGCTTTACTGTCAATTTGGGTTTGGATACTAGATGTTACTCCATCCACATATCCAATCTCGACTGAGCTCACGTTGCCGATGGATGTAGTTGCAGGTAGTACAACTACTCCGGTCAGATTAGCGTCTGCTAAAGGGGCATAGGTGCTGGCAGCCGTGACTGACTCTAACTTATCGTCAAGCTGAGTCTGGATGCTAGAAGTTACGCCATCAAGGTAGGCTATCTCTGATCCGGCTACGTTTCCAATAGAGGTATTTGTAGGTAGTACTACGACTCCAGTAAAAGTAGGCGAGTTTAGGTCCGATTTAGCAGCTAACTCGGTAGAGAGTTCCGAAGCCGAGACTAAATCGGTAGCAGTTACCCCGGCAATTGTAGCTGTTCCGGGTATTACAACGGTGCCTACAAAAGTTGGAGAGTCTAGGTCTGCCTTACCTGTCAACTGACCGTTTAGCTGAGATGTTGTGATTAAATCAGCGGCATTAGCGATACCGTGTACATCTGTGGTCTTAGCGTAGTGAGCTAGAATCTCGGTAGACGGGGTTCCGGCATAGGGTAGTGCAGTCCAGGCGGTTACACCATTTCCAATTTTAAATAGTCCGGTGTCAGATTCTAGGGCAAAAGTACTAGCAGTGATCACTGTGTTTGCAGCAGTCCAGTCCGCAGCAGTGTCGATTTCTAGGGTTGCCTTAGTAGCAATACTGTTTGCTACAGTAGTAGCAAAACTAGGGTCATCGTTTAAGGCTGCAGCAAGTTCGTTAAGGGTATCTAGTAGGACCGGCGATGAGTCTACTAAAGCCGATAGCTCAGTGTCTGTATAGCTTTTCGCTGCCGCTTCGGCTGCATCTGCCTTAGACTGTGCGCCACTTTGAGTCTCCAGCACCGCAGTGTTAGCGATACCGTGAACATTGGTAGTTTCGGCGTCGTGAGCTGTAATAGCGTCACTAATGTCTGTGGCAACGTCGGCTGGCAAGCTTGAGGCATATGCTAGAGATGTCCAGACGGTTGATCCAGTACCAATTTTTAGCTTTCCGGTGTCCGTCTCAAATCCTGCTTCTCCAGCGGACAGGGTAGGGTTAGCTGAGGTCCACTCTGCGGCTGTACCGCGTCGGAGCTGAATCTTAATCGCCATTAGAAGCTACTTTCGTTTCCACCATCATAGGTATTTGTGTAGGACGTGGTGGCCGGGGTTCCACCATCAATTGTACCAGTTGTCTGAGTTGTGTTGTATGCTCCAGCATCGCCAGAGATAAGACCTAGATCAGTTAGCAAGCCCATAAGACTTGTATTGATCCAAGCTGTATTTTCTGTGTTTCTTAGTAGGACGTCGCCTGCTGCTACAGAGGTGAGCGTTACGTCAGATAAGGTTGCTATGGAGGCGTCGGACCCGCCTGATGCACCCCATGAAGTGCCATTGTGTACATAGACTTTTCCGTCTGATGTATTGAAAAAGAGGTCACCAGATAAACCTGACGCAGGGAGCGAACTACCGTGCGGCAGGTTTACTGGTGTTAAAAACCTTCTTGACAAAGTTTTTCCTCTTTAGCTTGGTTATTAGCCGATTACTACAGCTCGGTAAGTGTTTGCAGCTACAGTAGCAGATGCAGCCCACGAAAGAACTACCGAGTTGGTGTTGCGAACTACGTCAACTTCTACCTGAGTGTAGTCGTCCAAAGTGTAAAGCTGAACGTTTACATCGCGAGTTCCGAAGTTGTGAGTGACGGTCCATGTCACCGATCCGCTGGTTACAGTTAGTTCGGTGTTTGACGCAGCGAACTTAGTTGTAGGAGCGGCAGCTGCGATAGCATCTGCAATCTCGGTATCTACATAACCCTTAGTTGCGGCATGTAGGTCTAGAGTAGGGTCACCCGAAAGGACTAGAGCACCAGTCATGGTGTCTCCAGCCTTGGCTACCTTCTCACCGATTGAGGTGGTGATGGTGGTAGAGAAGCTAGCGTCATCGTTGATGGCTGCAGCGAGCTCGTTAAGAGTGTCTAGTAGTGCAGGAGCGCCATCTACTAGGTCCGAAACTGCAGTAGCGATTCGGTCTGTAACGGTATTACCTGAGGTGCCGTCTACTGTAACATCGCCAATTAGCAGATCAGTGTATGCCTTAGCATCAGTTTCTGCGGTTCCGGCTACGGTTTCTGCATAGGTCTTGGTCGAGATTGTGTCTGTATCAACATCAATTGCTCCGGTGTTGAACTCTAGTCCAGTACCGATGTTTACCGAAATTGCACCGGTAGTATCGTTGTATGAGATACCGTTGCCCGCAGAGTTACCAACAGCGTCCTGAGCGCGCTCATTGGTGAAGTATAGGTTTGTGGTACCTTCAGCTAGGTCATCGGTATCTGAGTCAGCGACGCCGTTCTCGGCTGTAATAGTTAGGCCCGTACCGTCACCGGTGATGGTGATGTTGGTCTTGGTTGCTCCAGTTAGAAGAGCAGCAGCGTCAGTCTTGGCACGCGAAGTGGTGTAGTAAAGGTTGCTTAGACCCTCTTCGATGTCGTCTGTGTCTAGCGCATTGATAGCGTTAGTGGCGAAGGTCTCGGCGTTACTCTGGGCGGTGGCTGCTGCACCAGCTGCATCATAGTTTGAAGCAAGGCCATCTGCGTAGTCACTAGCATCAGAGATTGCCTCTGACTTAGCGGTGGCAATGCGCGAGGTGACGGTATTTCCAGAGGTACCATCCACCGTGACGTCACCGATAAGAGTATCGGTGTAGTCATTTGCATCAGCCTCTGCGGTCGCTGCAGCACCGATTGCATCGTAAGTGTTAGCTAGATCTAGGTCTGCAATAGCCTGGTTGATGGCCTCTGTTACGTTGCCGCCAGCGGCTAAAGCAACCCAGGCGGTGCCGTCATACACCTTTAGCTGGTTAGCAACAGTATCAAAGTAGAAGAGACCTGTTACTGGGTTTGAAGGTGCAGTAGCCAGGTTTTGGATTCTGGCATTTTCGAGCTGATTCTTATTAAGATCGAGCCCCGTTAGGTATTTACGTGACATTTTTTTCTTTCTTAGGAGAGGTGAGCTTTGCCAGAAATAGCGCTGGAGAAAGCGATGGTTAGGGTTGTTGCGTTTACATGGGTTTCGGAACCCTCTACCTGAGTGCCAGCGCTATCAAATACCGTTACATTCGGGTAGAAATTTAGGTTGTGGTTTACGGTCCACAGTGATGAGGGGGTTGTCTGTATGTGCATGTGGGAAACTAGGTCTACTACCTCGTCTGCGGACGTTCCTGATGTGCCAGCTGGGCCTTGTGGACCTGGAGCTGTTACAACAATCTGACGAATGTATTTTCCAGTAGTTATACTGCTTGGTACGTCACCAGCCATTAGCGAGTGACCTCCGATCTGACTACAAAGTTTCCATAAAGAATCTTGTAGATATATAGAGTTCTGCTCGGAGCCAGTAGCTCCAAGTCATACACATACATATCCTCGGCTATAGTCTGCATAACTTCATCTGATACGTAAATGTTTATGTTGCCGTTTGTCGCGCCTAGAGTTATTCCGCCGTTTTCAGTAGTTAGCTCTAGGATCACTGTCTCGCTATCTACAGTCGGTCTAACCTGCATACGAGCTGTATACCCCGAGAATAGGATAGGTTTTTTAGCAGAGTCGCGATAAAGAATAGTGCGAGCCAACGTCGAGCCTTGATCGGCTACAATGTTGTAAAGTCCAGCTGGGGTGCTCACGTCAGTCTTTCGGGAGAGTAGATCTATGCGATTACTTCCTATTTTACATCATTCACGGTGTGGTAAGATGAGGTACTTTTATACACATTTAGTATCAAATGGATAAAAGACTACTAGATCTAGTAGCTTTACTGCAATATTTGAGCAGCAGTATGATTAGATTTAGCTAACTTTTATTAGAAATTACTGATATGTCCGTAGAAAAAGAGAAGTACCCTGCTATATCTCAGCTGGGTGGGATAGTTAGGCGTATCCTAAGGCTGCCGGACCCCGAGGATAAGCGATGGTCTGCCCTTAACCCTTCTATCGCCGCCTCTCCTACAGACTACGCGGTCGCTATTCGGTCTAGTAACTACCTAATTGACCCAACTACTGGTGTTTTAAATGTCCTCACCGCGGGGCTAGTTAAGAACCGTATGTGGTTTTGCTATCTAACAGATGATTTAGAGCTAGATACCGAGATGCTTCGGGAGATAACCTTTGACTCCGGACCATATGACCTAGATATGAAGCGCGGTTGCGAGGATCCTAAGCTATTTTGGCGAGACGGGTCTTGGTTTTTTACGGCTGTGATTCTAGAAGTGTCCGTTCCCATAGCTCGGATTGGTCTATTCAAACTAGAGAACTATCGTGCTACTCTGCTTGAGATTTACGACTATGAGTGGATGGATGCTAAACGAGTAGAGAAAAACTGGATGGCTACTTACGAGAAGTCTGAGTATTTTGACTACATTTACGGACCTAACTTGGTGGTCATTGACGGTGTTTTAAAAGCCGTGGCTCCTATTCCAGATAGCCTGAGGGGGCTACGAGGTGGAGGTAACCTGTGGAAAATGCCTGATGGTAGCTATCTCGCCGTATGCCACAGAATGTATGCAAAGCCTATTCGATTTTGGGACCCTAGATCTTTTGCTGTTAGGGATAGCGCGCTGCGAAACTATACACATTTGTTTGTAAAATACAACGAGCGGGGGGTTGTTACTCACGTGTCGGATGAGTTTCAGTTTTTAGATAGAGGTATCGAGTACGCTGCTGGTATCCTGGTAAAAGACAGCACGGTGCACGTCTCCTTCGGTAGCAAGGATGCATCGTCGCACATAGCTGATATTCCGCTAGCTAAAGTTTTAGATATGTTGAAAGAGGTAGGCCTATGAGCACTGAAACCTTAGAAAGTGTAAATGTAGATGCTACAACTGATGAAGAAAACTTCGCGCATTACGCTGAGTCGGTGTCTGTTACTCAGGGGTACGTCATGGGGACGCCTATCATAGCTGTATGTGGGAAAATTTTTGTACCCTCTAAAGACCCGGAAAAGCTGAGAATTTGTCCGATTTGCAAAGAGATAGCTGAAGCACTATTCTTGTAAATATATCAAGTAATCGATTGATAATATCTCCCTTATACTAGAAATCCACCTCCTGGCGAAGGTCGAAATTTTGACCAAAAACGCCAGGATTTGGCATCTAAACTCCCCCCTTGAAAGGCTCCTACTATGTCTGTAACCGTCTACACTCTCCCTAACTGCGTCCAGTGCGACAACACTAAGAGAGTTTTGACAAAGACTGGAGTAGAGTTTTCAACAGTTGACCTGACTGCGGATGAGTCTGCATATGAAATGGTCAAGGCTCTCGGTTACCAGGCAGCTCCAGTTGTTATTGCTGGCGACGACCACTGGTCAGGCTTCCGCCCTGACAAACTAAGTTCGCTTGCCTCAGCGTAGTTAGAGGCGATTGTCTTGTACGACATCGTCTATTTCTCTAGTGCTTCTGAGAATACGAAGCGATTTGTAGAAAAACTATCTTCCGAGGTAGACTTGGTCCGAATCCCACTACGCTGGGATGACCAAAACCCGCTACATGTGGCGAAAGAATATGTTTTAGTTCTACCTACTTATGGCGGTGGCGAGTATGAAAAAGCCGTCCCTCGTCAGGTAGTCAAATTTTTAAACGTAAAAAGTAACAGAGACCTTATCCGCGGGGTCGTTGGCACTGGCAACACCAACTTTGGTGAACACTATTGCTTAGCCGCGGATGTCGTTGCAGCCAAGACGGGCGTTCCGTTGCTGCAAAGAGTAGAAATTCTAGGAACGCCAGACGATGTAGTAACAACAATTGAGAGGCTCGAGCAGCTATGGAAAATAAATACAGTTATCACGAATTAAACGCGATGCTGAATCTCTATGATTCAGACGGAAAGATTCAGTTTAGTAAGGATAAAGAGGCTGCTCGCGCATACTTTCTAGACCACGTTAACCAGAACACCGTATTCTTTCACTCAATCGAGGAGAAGCTAGCCTATCTGGTAGACAATGACTACTACGAGAAGGAAGTTCTAGAGCAGTACTCCCCTGAGTTTGTCAAGTCTGCATTTCAAGCTGCCTATGCTCACAAGTTCCGCTTCGAGGCATTTCTTGGTGCATACAAGTTCTATACCTCATACGCACTTAAAACTTTCGAGGGTGATCGCTATCTAGAGCGTTTCGAAGATCGAGTAGTAATGAACGCCCTTACTCTTGCTCGTGGCGATGAGGCTCAGGTTCTAAGCCTTATTGACGAGATCATTTCTGGCCGTTTCCAGCCAGCAACCCCAACCTTCCTCAACTCGGGTAAGAAGCAGCGCGGCGAGTTTGTATCTTGCTTCCTTCTTCGTATCGAAGACAACATGGAATCTATTGCTCGCGGTATCAACTCTGCTCTGCAGCTCTCAAAGCGTGGGGGTGGCGTTGCCCTAAACCTCAGTAACCTACGAGAGGCCGGAGCACCTATCAAAAAGATCGAGAACCAGAGCTCGGGTATCATCCCAGTGATGAAGCTTCTCGAAGACTCGTTCAGCTATGCAAACCAGCTGGGTGCGCGTCAGGGTGCCGGTGCCGTTTATCTAAATGCCCACCACCCAGATATTCTGAAGTTCCTCGATACCAAGCGAGAGAACGCTGATGAGAAGACTCGCATCAAGACCCTGTCTATTGGTGTAGTGATCCCTGACGTGACACTTGAGCTAGCCAAGAGCAACGAAGATATGTACTTGTTCTCTCCGTATGATGTGGAGAACGTCTATGGTGTACCATTTGGCGACATCTCGGTTACTGAGAAGTACCAGGAGATGGTTGACGATGCTCGCATCAAGAAGACCAAGATCAAGGCTCGTGTTTTGTTTGAGCGTATTGCTGAACTTCAGTTTGAGTCTGGCTACCCATACATCATGTACGAGGACACTGTAAACGCTGCTAACCCTGTAGAGGGTCGCATCAACATGTCGAACCTCTGCTCTGAGATTCTTCAGGTCAACACTCCGTCTACTTTTAAGGCGAACCTTGACTATGACGTAACTGGTAGCGATATCAGCTGTAACCTTGCATCCCTAAACATTGCTAAGGCTATGGAGTCAGCTGATTTCGGTAAAACTATCACTACTGCTATCCGCGCGCTGACTGCGGTCTCTGACCTCAGCTATATCGACTCGGTACCTTCTATCGCTGAGGGTAACAAGCGTGCCCACGCAATTGGTCTTGGCCAGATGAACCTTCACGGTTACTTGGGCAAGGAGCGTATCCACTACGGTTCAGAAGAAGGCATCGACTTCACCAACATCTACTTCTACACCGTACTGTTCCACGCGCTAGTTGCATCTAACGAACTAGCTATTGAGCGTAAGGAGACTTTCGTTAACTTTGAGAAGTCTAAGTACGCGTCAGGTGAGTTCTTTGATAAGTACGTAAACCAGGAGTGGAAGCCAGCAACCGCACGTGTTGCAGAGCTATTCGCAAACGCAGGCATCGCCATCCCTAAGCAGCAGGACTGGGAGGTTCTTCGTGAGTCCGTAATGGAGCACGGAATCTACAACCAGAACCTTCAGGCTGTCCCGCCGACTGGTTCGATCTCGTACATCAACAACTCGACTTCAAGCATTCACCCGATTGCATCGAAGATCGAGATCCGCAAGGAAGGCAAGCTAGGTCGCGTTTACTACCCAGCCCCATTCCTAACCAATGACAACATGGAATTCTTCGAGGATGCCTATGAAATCGGTCCTGACAAGATCATTGACACCTATGCGGCTGCAACGCAGCACGTTGACCAGGGGCTATCTTTGACGCTATTCTTCAAGGACACCGCGACCACTCGCGACGTCAACCGTGCACAGATTTACGCATGGAAGAAGGGTATCAAGACTATTTACTACATCCGTATCCGCCAGATGGCTCTCGACGGCACTGACGTCGAAGGCTGCGTCAGCTGCATGCTTTAAGAGAGGAACACTATGAGACACATCACTCGTCCAGTTAACTGGAATAAGATTCAAGATCCAATCGACCTAGATGTCTGGAACCGCCTAACAGCAAACTTCTGGTTGCCGGAAAAGGTAGCACTGTCTAATGATATCCAGTCATGGGCGCTGCTAACTCCTCAGGAGAAGTTGCTAAGCCAGCGTGTGTTTACTGGCCTCACCATGCTAGACACCATTCAGGGAACTGTTGGTGCTGTAGCTCTCATCCCTGACGCTCGCACTATGCACGAGGAGGCTGTTCTAACCAACATCTCGTTTATGGAGTCGGTGCACGCAAAGAGCTACTCTTCAATCTTCTCGACCCTATGTTCAACCGAGGAAATTGATGCAGCGTTCCGCTGGTCAGAAGAGAACCCGTACCTTCAGAAGAAGGCCGAGATCGTTCTTGGTTACTACCACGGAAATGACCCCCTGAAGCGTAAAGCTGCATCTACACTTCTTGAGTCATTCTTGTTCTACTCGGGCTTCTACTGGCCGATGTATCTATCAAGCCGTGCAAAGCTAACCAACACTGCTGACCTAATCCGCCTAATCATTCGCGACGAGGCTGTCCACGGTTACTACATCGGCTACAAGTTCCAGCTTGCCTTCCATGAAGAGTCTTCGAAGCGTCAGGAAGAGCTCAAGCAGTATGTCTATGACCTGCTGTTGGAGCTTTACGAGAACGAAGTTAGATACACTGCAGACCTGTACGATGAGGTTGGTTTGACCTCTGACGTTAAGAAGTTTCTACACTACAACGCGAACAAGGCTCTGATGAATCTTGGTTTCGACCCGTTGTTCCCTAAAGAAGAGACTGACGTTAACCCGTCTATTCTCTCTTCTCTATCGCCTAACGCAGACGAGAACCACGACTTCTTCTCGGGGTCTGGATCGAGCTACGTAATGGGTAAGCACGAGTCAACAGAAGATGACGACTGGGACTTCTAGTCCGAGTTAGAGAGCCCCTACTTCGGTAGGGGTTTTCTTT